CCGTGAGCTTGGGGAAGTCACACAGGAGATCGCTCGTGCGAAAAACCAGAAGGCGCTCGAAAACGCCTATGGTAAACTAGCCGCGATAGAGTCGATAGTGAGTGTGTTCGAGCCGGGAGGCCCAAAGCTGAAAAACGTGCTTGCACGCAACCTCATTGTTGACCCTATCGCGGAAATGTCTGATGGAACAGATGCGACTTGGATGGCCGAGCGATGTTACATCCAGACGTCTTATCTCAAGTATAAATTCACTCGCAAAGACAAGGAAAACTGTTGGTATTACGTTTTCAAACCGTCTCACAAGGCCGTGTTTGCAGAAGGCAGCGGAAATCTCAAAGACGATGCATTCGGTCTTGTACTTCAGACGCTATCCGGTGACCCGACGTATCAAGAAAACGATGAAATCGGCACCTATCGGGACCTGTACTTTACGGAGTGCTGGCTTGTGTGGGATAAAGCGACGAGACGCACTGCCTTGTTCGCTGCCGATGATTGGACGTACCCACTATGGGTGTGGGATAATTATACTAAAACGTCCCGTTTCTTTCCGTACTTCATTATTGGTTTCGGTCTGTCAACGGGGAACACGACCACCGTGGGTGAGGTTTCGTACTACTTGGATCAACAAGACGAAATTAACCAGATTAACCGCCAAGTCGCGAGAATACGCAATTCGATATTTAATTTCTTCTTCTACAACTCGCATAAAATCTCGCAGGCCGACGCAGAGCTTCTTATGCAGGCGTTGAAGAAGGGCTTCAGCGATGAGCAGTGCGTTGTCGGCGTTAAAGTGCCAGAAGGTGGCAAAATCTCGGATATTATTGAAGCTGTTGCTCCACCCTCCCTTCAATTTAAGGAGCTGTTCAATAAAGAACCGACTATGGAGACAGTTAACCGTATTTCGAACACATCAGATGCTATTAGAGGAACGCAATTCAAGACTAATACGAATGAAGCATCCGTCCAGAGCTATCAAGATGCTGCGCGTATGTCTGTCGGCGCGAAGATTGAAGTAGTCGAAGACGTGATGGCCGATTTGTGTAAGGCACTCCTAGAGCAATGCGTGCAGAACATGTCAGAGGCCGAGGTGACTGGCCTAGTGGGAGCCAAAATTGGCAGCGCATGGCAGAATATGTCGCTGGATACATTCAATTCGCAGTTCGCTCTGGATATTGTACCGGGTACGTGCGAGAAGCCCAACAGCATCTTCAAGAAGAAAGAAGCTGTGCAGATCGTTCAGGCTATTGGGCAGTTCGCGAGTGCGGCACCGATTACCTCTATGAAGGTAGCATTACGTGTGCTTGAGCAAGCCTTCACGGAAGTCGTCATCAAGCCCGAAGACTGGGATATGATGGAACAAGAACTTACGTTGCAGGCACAGAGAGGTAACTCTACGGGTGCCCCTGTCGCTCCACAGCCTGGACAGAACCAATCAGGGCCAGCACGCCCTGGTGCAGCTCCACCTACGGGACCGAAGCCCCCGACTCCACCCGCAGGTGGCGGAGGTGCTCCTGGCGGCGCCCCTACAGCCGCTGGGGGCATTCCTCCCGAATTGGCGAATCTACCGCCGCAGGTCAAAAATCAGGTCATGCAGATGCATTCGCAGGGCCTACCCGCTGAGCAAATTGCTCAATACGTTCAACAACAGGTGCAGAACAATAGCCAGCAAGGGCAGATGGGGCCACTACCGAAGACGCCAAGTATGACGGTAGGCCCTCAAGCACCGCATCTTCAATAGGGGAGTGTTATGGGCGACTTTGACGAGAAGGTTGGAATGGATGTCATCAAGGACTCGATGGACCTTTCCGATGCAGACCTTTCGCCGGAGAATGACGGAACTACAGACTTCGAAGCCGAGGGCGAAGGTGAGGGACCAAATGAGTTTGTTAGCGACGACGAGTCATCCGAGCCACCAAGTTCGTTTGAGTCACACGAAATCGAGAGGCGTGAGCAAGAGAGGCAACAGCGTCAGCAAGACCGGCAACAACCGCGTCAGGACAATCAGCGTCGAGGCGACCCGCTCAGGCAGAATACGCTTAAGTTCGATCCCAGGGCATCCTTTCGCCAGGACAAGAAGGGCAATCTCGTCGATACAAGGACTGGTGAGATTATCGCACGAGCCGGTTCGGAAGCTCGGATATATCAGCGTGTGCACAAGGAGGCGTCGGATTATATTCAAGCCGCCACCCGAAATATCCAGAACCAGATGCAAACGGAGCGGGGGAAGCTTGAACGCGCTGTTGAAATTGGTCTTGGCTTTGAAGGGCAGCTCGCCAAGGCACGTGAGACGCTCAATCAAATCAATGCATATCAACTTCCAACAGATCAATTACTGGAAGCTGCACAATATTACAAACAGGCACAGTCTGATCCGATCGGGGTTCTAAAAAACCTCTTGACAAGAGCCGCAATTAGTGGTATAGATATAACACAGTTAGGTATGCCCGCGGGTGGCCTCGATGCCAAGGGCATTGCCGATATGGTTCGCAGGGAAATCCAAGGTGCTATCGCACCTGTGAACCAGTACACGCAGCAGCGACAGCAAACCGAACAGAACCAACAAATCGAGTCCCAATACCTCCGGCAAGCGGAGAGACAGGTAGACAGCTTCTTTAGGGAAACGCCCCAGGCTATTCCCTACATGCATATCTTCCATGCTGTACTATCGCAACCCCAGTTTCAGCAGATGTCACTGGGCGCCATATGGGACAAAGTTCAGCTTCACCTGATGAGGAATGGCGTCGATCCGTCGAGGCCGCCGTCTAATCGTCAGAGACAGCGATTGAGTGGACCACCTTCGCCACAGGCGAAGAGTCTGCCAAATGGGCAGGGTATGGCCCCATCTGGTAGTGACAATCGGAGACAGGCCGACGCTGGGCCAGCACATCCGAGTATGTCATACGATGCGATCATTCGAGAAGTTCTCGGGCAGACCCGTTAACTTTCGTTTGAGACACACGACCAGAAGGGAGCTATCGCATGGTACTCGATACCGTCGTTCAATCCATGCTGACACGCTCTCGTGCGAAGCTGATCATGGCCTCGGCCATTAGCGGCACGGTGAGCGCGTATCTGCATGCCAAAAAGCGTGTGGTAACTGAGGATGGTGGACCGCAGATCACCAATCCGCTGATTACTGGCCTCAACCCCAACGTACAATCGATGCAGTACTACGATACCGTGTCGATCGACCAGACGAACGAATTCACGACCGTCGCGTACTATATGTCTCGCGTCGTCGGTTCGCTGATCATCTCCGACCAGGAAGAGGACGAGAACCAGGGCCGAGCAGAGATCTTCAAGATCTTGAAGGGAAAGATCCAGGCCCTCGATGAGTCGATCAAGAGGAAGTTTGCGACGTATCATACTTCGATCGGTACCGGCTCTGATCCTAACGGCCTGGGCAATCTCATTCCTGCTGATCCTACTACTGGTGTTGTTGGCGGTATCAATCTAGCCAACGAGTCGCAATGGCGTTCGTCGTCATATCGGTTCGCCGGCACGTTGTCCCCCGAGAACATCGAAGAGGCATTCGATGACATCCTCGAACTCGACCTCAACCGGGCGACGGATGGCCAATCTTCCCCGAGACCTACGGTCATATTCGCCGGCCGAAACATCTACCGTATGCACAAGGCCGCTGCGCGTGACAAGCAACAAATCCAGCTCGGCGACTCCGGCACGGGCCGTAAGCTCATCAATCTCGGCATCTCTGGCACGACGCATAACGGTGTACCGCTGCTTTTCGACGAGAAGCTCGCGTCCCTCGACTGCTACTTCGTCAACGAAGAATACCTGACGCTGCACATCCTGCGCGGCGCCAACATGCGTATCAAGAAGCTGTCCTCGCCCTGGAACATGGACGCCACTGGTCGGCGCGTCGTGTGGGAAGGTCAGCTCTGTTCCTGGCGTCAGTATCGTACTCACGCCTATCTGACGAACTCGTAGTTCGTTTGAGACACACAACGGAGAGCTAGTATGTATGGTACAGGCGTCCTCAGAGGTTCAAGGCTCGCTTATGTTGTCGTCAAGCAGGATGGCGTCGTTCAACGAGAAGTCCATTACTGGTCGAAAGACGGCATCAAGAAGAAGCTCATGGACGAGGACGCTGGCTACCTTGTGTATTTCCCGCGAGGGCACTGCATTCGGCTCCGATCTATGGCTCAGCTCAAACACTATAAGCTTCACAAAGAGCCACAGATCATCCAGTTGGAAGGTCTCAACGATCCAAATTCACCGCTCGGTAAGATGTTCCTCTCGCAGGACCCAGGTCTCCGAGCGGCGAGTTACCACCAGTTGGAACAGATGGTCATTGACCTAGTGCATACGCACGGCAAAGTCGAAGTGAAGGACTTTGAGCCGCGCGATGCGGACGAGGATGAGGCTGCATAGGAGGATTGAATGTACCAAGACCGTAAGGGAATGATGCAGGG